AAGAGAGTTCCTCTAGTTGGTGGATTATTAGATTTTGGTGTCAGTCTTGCTTTAGGAGAACCAATTGGCAGAGCAGCGGCAAAGGCAGTTGGTGCTACATTAGGTAGTGCTTTGGGTACACTTGTTCCAGTTCCTGGTGTTGGCACCATTCTTGGTGGTATTGCTGGAGACTTGGTTGGTGGTGCTATATATGATGCCTTGGCGGGAGGTTCTGGTGGTCAGGAGGGATTGACACCATTTGCTACTGGTGGTATTATTACTCAACCTACGGCAGGTTTAGTTGGTGAAGCTGGAACAGAAGGTGTTTTCCCATTAGAAGGAGCAAAAGGAAGAAAAACATTCCTCCAGTTTGGTGAAGGTGTCTTAGAAGCACAGAAACAAAATAAAAAACTATCTGCTGAAATTCAAGCAAGGGGATTAGCAGAATATTTTGATAAGAAACCATGGTGGGAAGGATTACTTGACGGATTAAAAAACTTCCTCCCTAATTGGATGAGAGGTAATGGAAATAATCCCCCTAATCCTGGTCCTAGAGGAGATATTGATGTATCTAAACTTGCTGGTGACACTCCAGAAGCAAAAGCATGGTTGGCAGCAATCAATGCTACAGAAGCGGGTGGTAAAGATAGATATAACACATTAGTTGGCGGTGAAGTTGTTCCTGAATTGACACAAATGACAATGCAGGAAGTCTATGACATGGCATATGGAAGTGCTATTGGGGAAGGATATTTACCAGAAAGATTTGGTGGTAGAAGAGTATCATATGGAGCAGACTCACACGCTGCTGGTGCTTTCCAGTTCCACCCAGCGACAATGATGGCGAGAGTGAAGCAAGCAGGAATGGATCCTAATACAACTTTATTTACTCCTGAGAATCAACAAAAACTTGCTTTGGCACATTTGATGAATCTTGGTGTTGATCCAAATAAAGCAATGGATTCTGCTTCTCTAGCAAAAGCAGGATCAATGGCAGGATGGCAAGGACTTTCTGTAGAAAATGGACACATTACAGAAGCTGGTGCTCTGAGATTGTATGCAGACATGCTACAAAAAGCGAATAATGGCAATGCTAATGGAATGGGTGACTTAGATACTGGCACTTTAAAACCAGAAGATGTTAGATCTGCTATTGAAGCACTTGGCGGTGATCCAGATGCTCCACTCAATACACCAACTATTACAGGACCGCAGGCAAAGGGACCTCTTGGTGATCTATTAGCAACATCAGCTCAAGTTGATGCTCAATTAAGAGCACAACAACTACAACCGATGGCATTTACACTACCACAGTTGGCGCAACCTTCAGATTCTAATAATGGTCAGCAAGGATTTGCTTTTGGATTAGCAACTGCTGGTTCTTCTGGTATGGGAACCGATCCATTCTCTAGTCTTGGTCTCATGGCTCTTAAATAATCATGGAAATATCAAACCCCACTGACTTTGCGCTAACAAAAGTCGTCATTTATCCAAATGGCGGAAAACCAGCACGTCCCATTACTCCTCTGGTTAATAGTTTTGAATATGTAGAGAATATCACGCATCCATTTTTATCAGCAAAAATGGAAGTAGTTGATAGTGCTGGACTTCTCTCAGGACTCCCAATTCAGGGTGGTGAAAAAGTAGTAATTGAAGTTGATGCTAAAGCATTCAAAACAAAAGTAGAGTATGAATTTGTTATCTGGACTATTCAAAATAGATTTGCTAGGCAGCAAAAGCAATCATATAATATTGGTCTAGTTTCAGCAGAAGCATTGATAAATGAGGTTACCAGAGTAAATAGACCACTTTCTGGAAATCCTGAAAGCATTGTAAAAGATCTTCTTTCTAATGTACTAAAAGCACCTAAGGAGGTGTATTCTGAACCATCTAAGTTTGAAACTAAGATAATTGCCAATAGAAAAAGACCATTTGATCTTATTGCTGACCTTTCTGTAAAGAGTGTTTCACCACAGACAAATTACACATCAACTAATTCTGGTAATACAAATCAGTCAGAGCAACAGGTTAAGGGATCTGGTGGATTTTTCTTCTGGGAATCAAAGAGAGGGTATAATTTCTTTGCTGTTGATTCTTTGTGTGCTGATGAAAATAGTAAATTAAAATCAGAAAAACTTGACTCACCATCTTGGGGAGAATACGTAGAAAGACTGGGAAATCAAGAGGGTGGTGATACTAGATTTCAAATTTTAGAGTCTAATTTTGAGTCTGAAATTAACTTGCTTTCTTCATTGCGTAAAGGTAAGTATTCTAGTATGCTAGTGTTCTTCAATCACTCTACTGGGCAGTATGAAGAATATGTTTATAAGATCAAAGATAGTTATGACAATATGGCACATCTTGGAGGACAAGAGGGGATTACGTTGATTCCCTCAAATCAGATTGAATTATCTGACTATCCAAGTAGAATCATGTCTGTATTCTTAGATCATGAATCATGGTATAACGGAGCAAAACCTGCCTCACCAGATCCAAAAGATGGGGCAACAGATCCAACTAAGTTTGCTGATTGGCAAAAGTTTTATGCGGCACAATCTTTAGCAAGATATCAGTTGCTACAAAATCAATTATGTACTATCGTAATTCCTGGCAATCCAGAGATTTGCGCTGGAGACAAAATTGACATTCGATTAGTAAACAAAGTTGGGACAATAGATGGAAGAAAAGATCCATTCGACCCAGAAAGTAGTGGTGTGTATTTAATTTCAGAAGTAGCACATTTTTATGATACTGGAAAAGGTCCAGGTGGAAAATTCACAACTACTCTCAGACTAATGAGAGATTCATATGGTCTAAAGGATAGACCGTCAAATCACGGCACTAAATAATCAAAGGAGGTACTACACATGGACAGCATCGAACAGCATATCGAAAAGGATAAAGAGATTCTCCAGAATCCTCTAACATCACCGCAGCAGCGTCGTCACATTGAAGGCGAACTGCATGATCTAGAAGAATATGTTGAGCATCATAAGAAAGAGATTGAGGCAGGAGATCATCACGATCCAACACCACTCGAACTCTATTGTGATCAAGAACCAGGAGCACCAGAGTGTAAGTTGCATGACAACTAATTAGTATGGATCAAATATTATCACAGTTAATCCCAACTCAACGTGTTGGATCCGATGGATTTAACTGGTGGGTAGGACAAGTCGAAGGAACTGCCGCTGACGAAAAGAATAACAAAGGCGGATACCGTTTTAAGGTTCGTATTGTAGGAGATCATCCTAAAAGTAAGGAGATCCTTGATACGAAAGACTTGCCATGGGCAAATGTGATGATGCCAGTCAACGTACCCTTCATGCCTGGTAATGTTGGTGGAGCACATCCTCAACTTATCAAGGGATGTTGGGTCGTTGGTTTTTATCTAGACAATGATAAACAGAAACCCATCATTATGGGTTCTATTGGTCAAACTCCTGGCGCTACAACTGTCTCTAAAAGTGAAAGACCAGGAGATACAGAATCTTTCCAAACATACAATAATACTGCTGGAGCTCAGGTAAATCCAGCAACTGATGGACAACCAGCACCAGAAAATCCAGAAGGTGGTGAGGGAGAAACTAATAAAACTACTGGTGCTTTAGAAGATGGCACAACAAATGGTGATGGAGAACCAAGAGTTCCACCAGCGGGTAGAAAGCATGGTGGTGAAAAAGATGAGAAGTGGTGTCAGACAGTAGCAGAAAAGTGTGATAATGAAGATATCAAGACAAAGACTACCATTCTCTTAGGAGAGTTTCTTGCTGAAGTACAAAGAAACGGTGGTAATATTGGAACATACTTGGTTAGTCCTGTCAATGGAACTATCAATGATGGTGTTAATATTGCCAGAAAATATGTTAATAAATTCCAATTAGTTATTAGTGAGTTTACGGCGAGAGTAAAGGGATTTATTATTGAAAAACTACAAAACGGTGTCAAAGATCTTATTAACGCACTAATATATCCATCCGAGGAGGGAAATGTTTTAACTCCTGTTACGGAGTGGTTCAATAACATATTAAAAGATCTTGGATGTCAGATGGCAGATCTTGGAGATCGTCTGGCAAAGTGGTTGACCAATGTATTGATGAGTTATGTCAATCAAATTTATCGTGCTGCAGCATGTCAAGTTGATGCTCTAGTCAATGGTATTTTATCAAAGATGAATTCTTTGATGGAGGACATTTTAGGCAAGGTATTGGGTCCAATTCAGGCTATCTTGGGAGCAATTGCTGGACCACTTAATATTCTTGGTGGAGCGATTAATTTTGTATTGAATCTTTTGGGAATTTCTTGTTCTGGTCCCAACAACGAATGTGCTAAGTATAAAGCAGTTTGTACTGACGGCGAGAAGAAAAAAGAAGATGAAGATGAGAAAGATTTTCTTGATAACTTATTAGGTAGTATTGACAATCTATTCCCTGCTACTGGTGCCGATTATACTCAGTATGTTTGTGATGAGGCATATACAGGAGCACCGTTAGCAATTACTACTGTTGGATTTACTGGTGGTGTTCCTAGAGATGGCACTAGAACTGGAACACCAACAACAAAACAACAAAAGATCACGTATAGTATATCTGACGTTACGGTAACTGAAGGTGAGCAAGCACAATTCGTAGTTACTAGAACTGGATATTTGGAAGTTGCATCTTCTGTTACCTTTAAGACACTTAAAAAAGGTACAGCTACCCAAGATGTAGATTATCTGCCATTAGAGGGTATTCTGGGTTTTGCTCCTACCGAAAAAGAAAAAACAATCTTCGTTGATACTTTATACTCGGATGAAAGAGAACCAGATGAAGATTTTTATATTAGATTAAAGAGAAATTCTCCTTCAGATGGCAGTGGCGTATCAACTCGTTTTGTCAAAAGTGTCGGTAAATGTACAATTACTGAGAAAAACGTTAAAGAACCATATAATCCATACAATCCAAAACCAGAAAATCCAATTTCTGAAATTCCCAACACTTTCCCACCAGATGAAATAGATGTTCCTACCGATCCTGAGGAATATCCAGATGGAGTTGATGTACCAGATTCCGTAACAAATACAAAATCATATTCTGTAATTGCTAATAGAACTTCCTGTCCAGAGGGTGAGTTTATTGTATACTATATTACTACAACTAATGTTGAAAATGGAACTATTTTATACTATTCATTGACAGGAAATGGTATTACTGCGGATGATATCATTGGTGGTAATATAACAGGACAGTGTGTCATCAACAATAATTCTTCTGAAGTAACAGTAGGAATAGAAGAAGATGGAGTAGTTGAGGAAGAAGAGGTTTTACGCTTTACTTTGAATGGCACTGGTGCTGCTACAGATGTTCTCATTACAACAACTGATGGTGGTGATGGTAATGATGATTTGGGAGACTTTGATGAGGGAGAGGGTGAAACTCCTGAGAATCAGTTTGACGACTTTAAACCACCTACTGTTGATCCTGGTAAAGTTATTACTGATCCAGGTGGCGGTATTATAGAGATTCCTATTGAAGATCCTGGTGATCCTTGGGAAGAACCACCTTATGTTTGGATTGGTGGTGAAGGTATTGGCGCTACAGCAACTCCTCTGCTTGATCAAAACGGATTTATCACGGAGATTCGTATCAAGTCTTCTGGATATGGATATAA